ACGAGTGTTCTTACGATGGACCCGAACTGCACCGCGACGAAACGAGCGCTTGGAACTCTTACGAGACATCTTACGTCTACGAGGCATGAAAACCTCCTTAAAAGCAAAAATTATTATAGATAATTTCTAAACAGCTTCCTACCAATAACCCATTGACAACTGAATAGAAACACACGCACGCGAAGCGCGCGCACGCGAAAAAATAAAGAATAAAGGGGAAACAGGAAGCAAAAAAACAGAAAACAAGTAAAACAAACAAACAGACGAAACAAACAAACAAAACCGGGTCCAAAATACTGACACCAAAGAAAAGGTGTCAGTAAACACACTTACAACAAGTAGAGAAGTGTGAAACGGGCTCATTCCGAGCCCTCCAGCTCCAACTCCGGAGCCTCAACAGCCGGCTCAGCCGGCTGAACGACCTCGGTCAAGCCCAGCTCAGAAATACGATCCTCATTAGCAGGATCGAGGATGAAATCCAAGAAAACCGCCGAGTCGTTATCAAACTCCCGGCGAATCTCAGACGACAGCTGAGAAAAGAAACCGCGGGCATCAGCCACGCGATCCATAGCGGTACGGTAATCACCGACCTCAGAAACATCAGCGAACCGACCAGCGTTCGCATTCACATGCGTCACAATGCCTCCAGCCTTATGACGCTTCAAGATATTATTAATATCGCATTCGTCCTTGAACGACTGCTTAGCGCCCTTTGTAGGGTCACACAGGACCACAGGGCGACGAGACGACTCTCCATACTGGGACATACTACCTCCTTGCGGAAAAAATACGCATCAGCGTAGTCAACAACGGCTGCGCCGCCTTACCGGCTGCGCCGCCCGAACCGATCAAATCGTACAGCTCAGAAACAGCCTTTCCCTCTGAAAGGCCATACCGGGTAGACTGCTCCAAATGATCCTTGATAGCCATCTCCGAAATACGACCGCCATGCTCAGACGTAATCAACCGCCTCATCTGAGGCGTCATCATTCCCTGACGATTAAAATAAAAAGCCTCACGGGCCTGGGCCATCTTCGCCAACAGCTGGGACTGAATCTGCTCGCTATGCGCCGTATGAGACTCCGACTTACGCTTAGACAACTCAGCGTCAGCGATCTTAAGCTGCTTCGACATCATCAAATTCTCGCGAGCAGAACTCACAGTAGCCGGCGCACCTGCGCCAACGTTCTGCATCTGAGCAGAAGCGCCACCTGGAGAAGATGCGTCGAACTGACCGGCTAAAATCGGGTTGATACCCGCAGCCTCGAGGTCCTGCATACGACGCTGAACAGACGTAGAGCTCATACGCTCCTGAAACTGCATCTGCTCTCTGGCAATCTTGAGATTCTGCTGATTAGCCTTGTGCTGCCCAAAAGCACTGACACCACCAGCTATCGCTGCCGCAGCAAGCGGTACAAGCGGAAAAGGCACTAGAAATGATCGATCAGACCGGGAACGCCGAATACAGGCATCGGCCTAGCGCACCGGAAAGAAAAGAATGAATCGAAAAGAAAATGAGGCTCAGAAGGAACCGCAATAACTCTATCAACAGGAGGGTTCTCAACGATGAACGTATCATCCAAAGTAGGAGGAGCACCAAACTCCTGGGACAGATGCCAAATATCTAACGTATCAGTAGCTCCGGACCGATACAGGCCGGAAATCTTAGAAGGCTTGTAACGATACTCGCCATAACGCTCCTGATAACCAAAAACAACGCCGTCAGCGGCGTCAACACCAGTCGTATAAATCTCCTGAGTAAGAACAGCCTGCTCGCCAATATGAGCCAAAGAGGGCCAGTAGAAATCCTCGCGGGTCTGACGACTCCACATACGCTCGAGGCCCTGCTGGTAAGTCAGATCAGCTCTAACAGAAACCAAACCGATGACAACACAGTGCTCGGTAAAGGAATGAACAAAACCGTGGCCGTGGGCCGAAACGGTACCAATAGCGGCTAAGTCGCCTTGAAAAGTATTCTCCGTACCGCCGGTATTACCGGACGTATTAGTAACTGGAGAAATATTGATGGCCGTAGAGCCACCACCGAGATACTCGGGACGCTGTAAACGTGCGTCAGGGGAAGTAACACCAAAGTGAGCGCGGATCTTCTCGGTGTAACGCGTACCACCTCGAGCATCCTTCTCGAGCATCTTCTGGACCTGGAACGCTTGACGCAGCTCGTTGATCGTAGCTGCCGTCGCGTTACTCAAATCAGCAAAAACACCAGGGAAGCCAGTGTTCGCCGGATCTTCCTCAACAGCGAACCGACTCGAGCCGCCCGCACCATAGTTGATATACTGATAATCAACAAAAACGGAGGTACCAACACCCTCCGTCTCATACACATCGATGGGCCCAGAAGTGAAATTCTGGTCGCCCTTACCGAAACCAATGATCGGTGCCGTCGATCCCAACGGCAAAGAAACAGCGTCGCCCTTC